GCAGTACCGCTAACCCGAACTACGGGCGGGCAAACTTGGATAACGTCCAATGCCGGCAGCGAAGCCAGCACCGTACTTAATAGCCTGCGAACCCGGGCGCTTATGAACCAGTCGCCCCGCATGGGCTGGTATGAATGGTCTGCAGCCGAGGGGTCACAAGTGAACCCGCCAGACCTACACGCTATACAACAGGCGAACCCAGCACTAGGTCATTTAATAGATTTAGAAAGTATTTTAGACAGCGCTAAATTTGATACTAAAGAAGCCTTTCAGACAGAAAGCCTTTGTATGTGGGTTAGCAGTATGACTTCGCCGTGGAATATGGACAAGTGGAACGCGGGGGAAAAGGCCGTAAGTATGGTAGACGACTTGCCTACCTACATGGCGCTAGACCTAACTTTTAATCGGGAACGCGCCTACCTAGTAAGCGTACAAGTACAGCCTGACGAAAATTTGGCGGTCTTTGTACATGAGTGGCACAAAGAGGGCGGTATAAATGACGTCTTATTAGCTGGGGAAATAGCCGAACTAGCCAGGCGCTTTAACCCGCGGGTATTGGCATACGACCCTAACACCGCTGGATTTATAGCCCCCCACCTAGCACGGGCGCAAATAAACAGCGTACCCACGCCCTGGGGTAGTAGTACTTTTGCTATTGCCTGCGATCAGACACTAAACGCCATGAACAGCGGGCGCATAATTCACGCGGGACAAGAAGTTATGTATGAGCATTTGGTAGCTTGCGCCAGGCGTCCGGCAGGCGACGGGGGCTGGCGTATTGCTAGACGCGCCGCTACTAATCCAATTAGCGCGGCAGTAGCTTTAGTTATGGCAGTTGGCCACGCTACCTTGCCACAATCCGAACCTGTGATAATGTCGGTCTGACCCATAAGGTCACCCCGAGGTTCGCGCCTAACGCTAATGAGGGGTCAAGAACTTACTGGACGTTAGGCGCGACACGGTGAACAGCGTTACAAACTGTTGCAAAATTAGCCATAATTTAATTGCATACGCATACTTATAGTATGGGTTTACTAGATGTATTTTCGCTTACGTCACAAGTCACAGCCGCGCAACCTAGTACCGTAACAGCTGCTATAAACGTTTTACCTAACCAATACTTCGCGCCTATGTTTGCGTCGCCATTTACCACGCGCCAGGAAGCTATGGAAGTACCAGCCCTAGCCCGCGCCCGGTCTATTATCTGCGGTACAGCTGCGAGCCTGCCATTACACGCCTATAACAAAACTACTAACGCCGAAATTTACGGGCGTACAATTTTAGAACAGCCAGACCCAGCGCTACCTACAGCCGTAACAATGAGTAATACCTTTGACGATTTGGTATTTTACGACGTTGCTTACTGGCAGGTATTAAGCGTTTCGCCAGACGACGGGCGACCAGTAAACGCCAGGCGAATAGACCCGCAACGCGTTACCTATAATACCGAGGGCTTATCGGGTATTGTCATTGACGGTTTTTGGGTAGACGGCGTACAAGTACCTATGAGCGGGTTAGGCTCACTAATTGTTTTTTACGGTCTAGGTACTGGCGGTATTTTAAGCCGTGCCGGACGCACCATTAAGACAGCCCTAGATTTAGAAAAGGCTGTTAGCCGCATGGCAGAAGAGCCAGCCCCAGCTATGTACATTAAAAACAGCGGCGTAGACTTGCCAGCTGCTCAAGTGTCTAGCCTGCTAGCGAATTGGAAAGCCGCGCGTATGCAGCGATCAACGGCCTACCTAAGCGGTAATTTAGAAGTGCAGGCTTTCGGCTTTGACGCTACCCAAATGGAATTAAGCCAGAACCGAATGAACACCGCTACCGAAATAGCGCGACTTATGAATATCCCAGCCTGGTACTTGAACGCCGAAAGTACATCTAGCACATACAGCAACACGCTACAAGAACGCCGCAGCCTTATAGACCTGTCGCTAATGCCGTACTTAATCGCCGTAGAACAGCGCCTAAGCATGGACGATATAACCCCAAGTACCCAGCGCGTACGCTTTGAGGTCGAAGAATACCTACGCGGTACGCCAATGGAACGAATAGAAGTTACTGGCAAAATGCTAGAGCTTGGACTAATAGATATAAACGAAGCCCGCGCTATGGAAGATTTAGCCCCTAGAGGAAGCGAAACAAATGCTAATTAACTTCGACGGCAAGATAGTAGCCGCAGACGTACCGAACCGAACTATTACCGGAATGGTAGTACCCTTTGGCGTAGCTGGTAATACAAGCGCGGGTAACGTGGTATTTGAGTTTGGAAGTTTCCAGCAATTCAAGGCCGAGGAAATTATTCTTAATAAAGAACATTCCCGGACAGACCCACTAGGGCGCGGTATTGCAGGCAGCGAACAGATTACCCCAGCGGGTATTTCAATGGCTTTTAAGATAGCCCCAACTACCGCAGGTACAGACGCACTAATCGAAGCTGCAGAGGGTTTGCGCCCCGCTTTTAGTATTGAAGCCAGCGCCGACGAATACACAATAGACAAGGGCGTAATGCGCGTAAGCGCTGCTACCTTGCAGCAAGTCGCCCACGTAACTAACCCAGCATTTAAGGCCGCACTAATTACAGACGTCGCAGCTAGTGAAGAAGAAGAAAGCGACACCCCAGAAACCACCGAAGCAGCCGCCGAGGAAAACCAAAAGGATACAACAATGGAAAACGAAAACCCAGAAGTTGAAGCCGCAGAGGAAGTAACTGCACCCGCAGTTATTCAGGCTGCCGCTCCAATTCGCACCGCACCACGTAGCCCAATCGTAGACGGAACATCATACCTAGAACACAGCATTAAGGCTGCTATGGGTAATGACGACAGCCGCCAGTACGTACGCGCTGCAGACGAAAGCACTACCACAAATACAGGTCTAACTTTAGCCCCGCATTTACAAGAATTCATTAGCACCACTATCGACGGACGCCCAACTATTGACGCAATTACACGCGGCGCTTTGCCAGCTAGTGGAATGAGCTTTACAATTCCTAAGCTAGTAACCCCGCCAACAGTTGCGGAAGTTGCAGAAGAGGGCGACCCATTCGGTACACCTATGACGTCATCTTTCCTAACGGTGAACGTAGAAAAGTACGCTGGCGCTAGCAGAATTTCCTGGGAGTTAATTGACAGAAGTTCGCCAGCGTTCCTAACGGAACTATTGCGCGAAATGTCTTCGGCCTACGCTAAGGCAACAGACCTAGCCGTAGTTTCTGCTCTTCTTTCAGGTGGAACAGACGCGACAGCAGTAGCAGGTACAGCAGACGGTTTGCAGTCATTTATTGCAACCGAAAGCGCAGCAGCTTACGCAGGTTCGGGCAACTTTGCACGTAACCTAGTAGCCAATACCACTAACTGGACTGCGATTATGGGATACCAGGACGGTTCAGACCGCCCACTTTACAACGCAGCTGCACCGTCTAACGCACCTGGCGCTGTAAACGGTACTTCAATCGTAGGCAACGTACTAGGAACTAACCTATTCGTAGACCCACACATTGGCGCAGGCGCAGACGAGGGCATGATTTTACTAGCCCCTGAAGCTGCCACATGGTACGAAAGCCCAGTACGCCAAGTACGTGTAGACGTCATTGGCTCTGGCCAGATTGAAGTAAGCGTTTACGGTTACGGCGCATTGGCTATTAAGAAGCCTTTGGGCGTACGCGTTTACCAACAGAGCGCGTAAGACCAAATAATCGTAGGGGCGGTGCTGCCCTGTGCCGCCCCTACACCCCCACCCGAAAGGATTAACCAATGGCAATTATTAGTATTAGTGAGTTAAAGGCTGTACTTGGTATTGGTAACATCTATTCGGACACAATAGTGCAACAAGTGGCCGACGCCGCTAGCGATATTATTTTAAGTTACCTAGACTTCAATCGGTCTAACATTAACGCGGTAGAACTTACGGACAACGTAGCGACCTATTACACAGCCGAACCGCACGACTTTGTAGTAGGTTCGGCGCTCACGCTTACTAATTGCGGACACCCTTATAATGGCGCAAAAACAGTTACCGAACATAGACCAAATTATTTCAAGGCAGCGGTTACTCACGAAGACGTAGTAGCCAAACCATTACGCCCATATGGTCAAGCCGCTTTAACTTCACAGGCGACGCTATACGACACGAACGCTAGCGTACGCGAAGCGTGTTTAGCTCTAGCCGTAGATATTTGGGAAACCCGCCAGGGAACTATGGGGCAGCAAGGCGTAGATTTTGCACCAGCACCGTACCGCCTGGGGCGCTCAATGCTGCAGCGGGTAATGGGTCTACTAGGTAAAGACGTAGACACAAACAGTTTGGTAGGCTAATGGCCGACTTAGTTAGTTTACGTAACACCCTTGCAACCGCTTTAGGCGCAGCCGGGCGGGTAGTTTATGCTTTCCCCCGGGAACAAATAACACCGCCTGCATTGGTACTTGTACCAGCTAGCCCGTACTTAACGCCTGTAGGTATTGGGGGCGCGGGCAACCGTGTAAACGTACGCTTTGAGCTAACCGCCATAGTAGGCGCTGCAGATAACCAAGCGGCTTTAGCCAACATAGAAACCCTAGCTTTGTCCGTTTTCGATTTATTACCAAACGGTACGGGCATTATTAACGGCTGGACACAGCCACAAAT